TCGACGATTATAGACCAGACTTAATCATAGTCGACGATCCGCAGACAGACGAGACGGCGTCTACGCAGATCCAGCGGGAGAAGGTTGGCGATCTACTACTGAGCGCCGTGCGCAATTCGCTAGCTAGCATAGTGGAGGAGCCGAATGCAAAAATGGCGATGGCCATTACTCCGCAGCACAAAGAAGACGTTAGCCAAAAAGCCCTCGTGGATAGCGAGTGGACCTCGGTCGTTGTTCCGTGCTGGACCAGAGCTACCCTCGATCTCCCCGTGGACCACCAGCTTAGCTCCTGGCCCGAGATGTTTCCCACGGATCAGCTTCGGAGCGAGAAGCGCGCCGCTTTGCAAAGGAATAAACTTTCCCTATTTACTCGCGAGCGCGAATGCAGACTCACGTCTCTCGAAAGCGCACAATTTAAACCGCAGTGGCTCAATATCCGGGAAGCCGGCATACCGGCCCCCAAAGGTCTCTTTAGCGTCCTCGCCATCGACCCCGTGCCGCCACCGTCTCCGGCTCAAATGGCCAGGGGTCTCCAGGGCAAAGACTTCGAAGCCCATTACGTATGGGGGCGCCAACACTCTGGTCCTGGTGACGTTGCTTACCATCTTCTGGATTTCGCTCGCAATCGCGGCCATGAACCGAGTTGGACCGTAGCTACGGCGTTTAGCCTAGCTCGAATCCATCGCGTGGCGAGAATCATAGTCGACGCCGTGGCCTACCAGCGCACGTTGAAGTGGATTTTGGAACAGGAGATGAAGAAGCGGGGAATATATTACCAAGTTATACCTATAGCCGATGGGATGAAGAAGTTCGCCCGAATCTCTAACGTGATGAGCGGATTAGCGTCTAATGGCCAGCTTTGGATCGGCAGCGAGCATAGTATTTTTGCCCAACAGTTTGAAGAATTTGGCCCAACGTACACGGGCCACGACGACGATCTCGACGCTAGCGCACTTGCGCTGCAAGACATATCTAATCCCTATCTCGAACGGCTTAGCGAAAGTGGCGACGATCTGCTAGACGATGTGGCCGAGCTTTCTATGATAAGGGCTTGTCCATAAATGGCTGATCTTGTACCAGTCAGAAAGAGGTTCGACACTCAGCTCTCGCCCGAGGATCATCTTCGCTACGTCGATTGGGCTAATGCGAGTGGGCAAGTAGTCCACGATCCCGCCGCGTTGCAGTGGTGGAAGGATCACGTACAAAAGCCGCCCCTGACTCCCGAACAAGCTGACTATGCACACTCTATGGACGCGCTGATAAAGATCGGTCAAATGGCTGATCCGAAGAAGTTCGACGAAGCAGTCCAAAATATGCCGATGAGTACCAATATCGAAGATCAGCGCCAGCCCGAGGCGGCGGGCAAAGGACCTAATGATCCGATAGCGGCGTATTTGAACTACCAAGCTCCGGCAACCCTCGAAGATTTTATATCGCAGCAATCGCAGCAACCTAAGCATAAGATAGATCTAAACGCGCCGCCTAACTATTATATGTTTAACCCGCCAGAGGGACAATAGAATGCCCACGTTACAGGTTCCCAAAGACGGGCCGCTGCACGCCAAGCTCTGCAAGCGCATTGAAAGCCGAATGCGAATGGCGGAGCAAGAGCACGCGAAGCGTCATGATAAGTGGCTTGAAGCAGAGGAGAGGTGTCTTGCGTATTTACCAGCAACGGAAGAAGACGCAGCACGCAAGAACAAGAGACGCGCTGGCGAGCCGCGCTATACGACAATCCAAGTCCCATATAGCTACGGCGTTCTCATGTCTGCGCATACCTACTGGACTAGTGTATTTTTTGCTCGCAACCCCATACACCAATTCCAAGGTCGCCACGGCGAAGGTGAAATGCAAGTCCAGGCGATGGAAGCCTTGATTGGTTATCAGGTTGACGTGGGAATGTTTACGGCACCTTACTATCTCTGGCTCTACGACGCAGGCAAATATGGCATTGGAGTCGTGGGACAGTATTGGGATAAGCAGAAGCTCCATGTCGGCCAGCTTGTGGAAATGCCGGATCCAGTAGATCCGAGTAAGCCTCCAACGCTATACCAAACAACGCAGGAGATTACTGGCTACGTGGGGAATCGGGTTTATAACGTAAGTCCTTGGGACTTTTATCCTGACCCAAGGCGGCCGGTGAAGGACTTCCAACGCGGCGAGTTCGCCGGCGTGCGCGTTAGGAGTAGCTGGAATGAAATTATTCGGCGGCAAGACGGCGGCTTTTATAACGATAATACTAAGCTGTTGAAGGAACATATTTCGACGGATAAAACCATTAATCTGGCGTCGCAGCAGCTAGTCCGGCCGTGGTTCTCGCGAAGTCTCTATGAAGACACGACGGAGGAGTCAAAGCATCCCGCCGGGGCGGTGTTGTTTGAGTTCTACGTTGAGCTTATTCCAAGCGAATGGGGCGTGGGCACTACGACGTTCCCGCAGAAGTGGGTTTTTACTATAACCGAAGACTATGGCTTAATTATCGGCGCGCAGCCGCTGGGCATGGTCCATTGTCAGTTTCCCTTTGACGTTTTGGAATGCGACATCGAGGGCTACGGGATCTATACGCGCGGGATTCCGGAAATCATGGAACCTATTCAGAATACCGTCGATTGGCTGGTCAATACGCACTTCTTCAACGTCCGCGCGGCGCTGAACAACCAGTTTATCGTAGACCCATCCAAGCTCGTGGTCAAGGACGTACAGAACTCGGGCCCAGGCTTCATCTGGCGCCTCCGCCCCGAAGCCTATGGCACAGACATCACTAAGATCTTCTACCAAGTGCCGGTGGGCGATGTGACGCGGAATCATATGAGTGATTTCCAGCAGATGTTCGGGATCGGCGAGCGGATTAGCGGTATCAACGATCAGATCATGGGCGCGATCAACACGGGCGCGGCGCGGAAGACGGCTACGGAGATTAGAACTACAACTGGCTTTGGCGTTAATAGACAAAAGACTATAACCGAATACATGAGCGCGGCGGGGTTTAGCTCACATGCCCAAAAGCTCGTGCAGTCGAGCCAACAGATGTACGATGCGAAGCAAAAGATGCGGCGCGTGGGAAGCTTCGCTCTCGATGCTGGTCAAGCGTTTATCCAAGTCAATCCTGAAGATATTGCTGGTCAGTTTGATTTTGTTCCTGTTGATGGTACTTTACCTATAGACCGAATGGCCCAGGCTAATTTGTGGAAGGAACTGTTGGGCGGCGTCCGAATGATGCCGCCCCAGATTGCCCAAGGCTTCGATTGGATGCGGATCTTCGCTTGGGCTGCACAGTTGGCCGGGCTTAAGAATATTAATCAGTTCAAGGTTCAAATGGTTCCGGACGGACAGCTTGGTGCCCAAGCTCAAGCTGGGAACGTGATTCCCATGCGGCCGCCGGGAATGGGTGCGCCTCCCGGCCTTCCTCCTCCCGGCGGTTCTCCTGTGGAGCCCGGTAATAGTGCGTCAACGGCGGCGGGTCTTAATGCGCTTGGAGGTGAGGGTGGCGGAATATCAGGATAGCGACCGTGATCCGCGGAGCGAACATGAGAAGTTGGTCACGGAGCTTCTCAAAAATGCACGCGCCGCGGATAAGATAGACCGGGAGCGCGGAGAGCTTATGCAGGCGCTGGTTCAAACGCCGGCGTGGAGGGCGTATAATGAGCTTCTGGGATTTCGCATACAGAATTTTGCCGATAGCGTGCTGGCCCCGAGCGGAAGCATTAATGGGATGGTGGCTCAGGAATATCTAAAGGGCGCTATGAGCGGGCTAATAATCGCCCGTGATCTTCCTACGATTATAATCGCGGCTATGAGAGAGATTCCTCGGGCGGCTAATGAAGGCGAGGATTGAGTATGCGAGTTCGGTGGAACCAAGATTGGGATTTGCGCGAAGCGCAATGCAAAGTTGACCCCGGCGGCGAAGGGGGCGGTTCTGGCCCTAGCGGGAGTCCCGGATCGTCGCCGAGTGGCGCGCCTGATCCCGCGCCCGCGTCGTCGGGGTCAACGTCTGGTGCTGGAGCCGCGGGAGCCTCACCGTCTCCAGCTCCGGCGACCCCGCCAGCGTCCGACGCGACTCCACCCGCGTCACCTGTGGACGCCGGCGGGGGCGATTCCTTTGATTTCGAGTCTATATTCGGCGACGGCCCTGAGCCGGCGCCAGAACCCAAACCGGCAGTTGCGCCGGCTCAGCCTCCGGCCGCGGCTCCACCGCCGCAGCCTGCGCAGGCTCAGCCCCCACAGCCTCCGGCGACTGCCCAGCCGACGCCGCAACCCTCAACAGGCGGGCAGGAGCCCGCCTCGGTCCTCGACGCGTCGGACCCGGCGAGTATTGCGCATCACTTAGCTTTGCATAAGGATGCCGCAATAGCTCATATCGCGGAGCAAGTGTTTAAGCTTTCGCCAGAGGATGTTGAGGCTCTAGAAACCGACACAGTTGGTACGATTCCTAAGCTGCTTGCGAAGACGTTTGTGGAAATGCAAGGAGTAATGTTGGGTCAAATGGCACGGCTCGTGCCGCAAATTGTCCAACGTCACTCAGTCGCTACGGCCGCCAATGCCGAAGCGGAAAAAGCGTTCTTTTCCATGTGGCCGAGCTTGGATCAGTCTAAGCATAGCGACTTGGTAAGGCGGTACGCAGTGACGTATCGGCAAATGCATCCACAGGCGACGCGGGAGCAGATGTTTAGCGATCTGGGTCCAATCGTGATGATGGCGGCGCGAGTTGCGCCTACGCCAGCAGCTTCGGTTCCAAGGAATTCACCCAAGCCTAGTCCCTTTGTGCCTGCGGGCGGGGGAGTGGCTGAGCCCAACAACGCGCCGGGACTTACGCCCATAGAGGCGATGTTCCTGCACAACGAATAATGGAGCCCAACAATGTCTGGTATTGCTGGACTTCGCGGAACTGGAGATTGGGGCACCGACGAGCGTCCCAAGAACTTTCGCGAAGGAATCCTGCGGTTCAACCCTAACGGCACGGCGCCGATTTTTGCCCTTAGCTCTAAGGCGGGCAAACGCAGTGTCGACGATCCGGAGTTTAGCTGGTGGGCAGAAGGAAACGTGTTGATTCGTTTGCATACCAGCGGCGCGCTGGCGGCGACGGATACACTGGTCACCGTAGACAGTGCTGATCCAACGGCAACTACGCTCGGTGCTAACTTGGGCACCGCGACGAACCTTAAGGCGGGCGATATTCTACTCGTTGAGCCCGTTGCGGATACTGTGGCGTTTACTCAGGAACTCATCGAAGTCGATGACGTGCTGAGTGATACGCAGTTCACGGCTCGGAGGGGTGCCGGCGGCACTACGGCGGCGCCGATTGCAAATGGCACATGGCTGACTGTTATTGGCTCGGCCTATGCCGAAGGCACGGGCGTGCCGCGAGCTGTGAGTCGGAATCCGATTAAGTATACGAATAAGATCCAAATCTTCAAGGACACTTACGAACTCACCGGCACGGCCGATGTGACTACTACGCGCACCAATAATAATTATAGCGAAGACAAAAAGCGCAAAATGTTTAAACATAGCGCCGACATCGAGTGGTCGATGATGTTCGGTCGGCAGGCCGAGACGACGGGAGATAACGGGAAGCCTAAGCGGATGATGGATGGAATTCGTTCTGTGATTCCGGCCGCGAATACTACTATCTTCTCGAGCCCGGTTACGCCGCAGAGCTTCCTCGACTCCGTGTCGCCGGTTTTCGACTTTGACACCGGCGCGGGCGATACGAGAATGATGTTCGCCGGCAATAAGGCGATCATTGAGCTGTCTAAGATCTTCGCCAATGAGGTGCTGTTCGAAGTTACCGACGTGGTGAAGGTTTATGGGATGGACTTCCAGCAGTTTAGGATTCCTATGGGAACTATTCTGCTGAAGTCGCATCCTTTGCTCTCGCGCCACGGCCTTTACAACAAGGCGGCGTTCGTGCTTGATTTCGACGCGATCAAGTATGTGACGCAGAAGGGCCGGCCCGACGGCAAGGCGTTGGACGATGTCCAGACGAAGGACGAGGACGTCCGGCGCGGGTTCTGGCACAGCGATTGTTCGATGGAAGTTGACTATGGTGGGCTGACTTGCGCCTACCTGGGCAACATTTCGTCGACGTAAGCGCCCCGCGGCGAGAAAGGACGACTTCCATGCGATCCACACTTGAAGACAACAAGACCCATGGCCTTTGGCTTAAGGACGCCATTAAGGGCGACCTTCTCCAAGCTGCCATCAGCGGCCCGTTCGTGATTCCGGCTAGACCGCCGTTTATCGTGAACCTGGACGCAACCGGGGCGCAGAACGTGACTTGCCCAACCAAGGGAAGTCGCTTTATCTTCTTGCTGGTGAGCAAGGGGACCAACGCGGTAGCTCTAACTGTTAAAGACAGTTTGGGCGTGACCATCGGAACGGTGGCGCAAGGGAAAATGGCCCTGATCGTAGACGACGGTGTGTCGACGACCTGTGGTTCACTGGCATAGGAGGCCGCAATGCGGCTAACTACGTGGTTCTCCGGGGCGTTCGTGCCCGGAGTGTTCCGAAGGCGCAAAGCTTTTGTGTCGTTGGGCCTCACGCCCGTTAGCGACGCGACGGCTGGGCCGAGAACCTATACGGCCGCTGAACTGGTGAGCGGCCTTATCGTTCGCAACTGTGCCGGTGGGGCGAGGACGGATGTTCTGCCCACGGCGGCTGCTCTGGTCGCCGCGCTGCCCGGAGTTACTATTGGCGACGTGTTGAGTTGCGAAATCGTCAACGGGAGCGCGACGGCGCCTGAGAATATTCTGCTCACCCCAGGGGCGGGCGGGACGCTTGATCCGAATCAGCTTGCGGCGTCGCTTGTGGTGCCGGGGCTCACGTCTGGTACGCTGTTAATTCGGTTTACCAACGTGAAGTCCGGCACCGAGGCTTACGTGGTTTACTTGTAGGTGGGAACAGGGGGCAGGGAACGAGTGGTTCCCTGCCCTCTTTACCCGAAGCGGGCGGGCCATGGATCGAGACACCGCAGTTCAACGGATTAATCAGGATTTGGGCTTCCGCCAGAGTGGGTGGGCGCGGGAGCAGAATATTATCACCATGCTCCAGGAAAGTCAGCGGAATCTGGAACATGGGAAAACGCTGCCTAAGTTTCTACTGGCTCAAGACGCGACGCTCGCGCTCGCCGCGGGCAGTCATACAGTCGCGTATCCGCCGGGCTTTTTGCGACTGAGCGACGACACCAGGCTGCGCTACTACGGCACGGCGGCGAGTGTCAACCAGAGCCCGACGTTTCTAACGGAGAAGAAATACATCGACGCCGTGCAGGCTTACGGAGTCACGGTGCCGGATATGAATACGACTTCTATCCAAACCGTGCCGCCGGGCGCGCCGAAGATTTATGTCTTTAGACCGAATAATATAGATTTTATAACTATCGCAGATATTGGCTATACTATTTATTTGGATTACTATAAGTCTGGCGACTTGCTGAATAGCAATATCGAAAACCAGTGGCTAAAAGATCCCGCCGGCGCCGAGTGGCTTATTGGTGACGCGGGATTTCGCATAGCTTCCTCGCTGCGTGATAAAGACGGAATGGCTGTTTTCGACGCGATGCGCACGAGCGGGCGAGCCGCGTGCTTTGGCGAAATTCTCGCCAGCGAGGAACAGTCAGGGCCGTATCAAATGGGGAGGAACCTGTAATGGGCCTCGAAGCGGCAACGTATATCGCGGACTTGGTTACTACGAATCCGCCGGGCACGGATAAGAAGAATCAGGGCGACGACCATATTCGCCTGATTAAAACGGTTTTGAAAAACACGTTCCCGAACGCGAATAAGGCGTTTACAGCCTCTAAGGGCGTGACTAAGACCACTACTTATGCGGTGGTTGCGGCAGACGATAAAACTGTTATCAGCGTAGACACGACTACCGCTGCGTTTAATCTAACGCTTCCCGTGCTGGCTTTGGCCGACGCGGGATGGTCTATCGACGTGATTAAGATTAATACTGGAACTAATCCGGTGTTCCTGGCGCCCGCCGCGGGAACCGTCAACGGCTTGGCCTATGTGCGGCGGACGCTAGAATATATGCTAACCCGCGTCGTGTGGACGGGGAGCAGTTTCTACGCTTCGCGACCGAACGGCGGAAATGTAGGCCAGTTGCGGCAGTTTGCGGGGCCAAATTTGCCTAACGATTGTCTGTGGCCCGATGGGCAGACGTTTGTGGCTAGTAATTATCCAGAGCTTCAAGCTGCGCTCGGCGGGACGACGAAGCCTGATATTCGTGGTCGAACTATGCTGGGTCGGGATAATATGGGCGTCGGCGCGGCGGGGTTGCTTGGAGCGTTTATCAATGGCGCCGCGCTGTGGAGCGCGGGAGGTTCTGAATGGATAAATATTGCGCAGAACCAACTGCCGCAAGTCGCGATCAACACGACAGACGAATTCGCTAACATCACGGCGGCCGTCAACAATCATTTAGGCCAATGGGTCGCTAATTTCGGTGGTGGTCTGTGGAACGGCGGCGGGGGCGGTGGTATAGATACGCCGGGGATCACGATCACCGACAATAAGCACCATCATCAGTTTGTGCTCAACGGGAACGTTGCGCAGCAACCCACATCACAATTGCCGCCGAGCATAATCGTCAACGTGGGGCTTGTAGCGGAATGAGCCATATCAATCTAGAAAACAATAGAATCCGGAAGAGCCATCAAACGGCGGGCAGTTATGCCAATATCGACATAGTGCTGACGCGCGATTTGGTGTTAACGGATGAAACTCCGACGATATTGTTTTTTGATCCGGGCGCGGCGGATCGGGTGATAACTTTGCCTCAGATCCGCCGTAGCGGGGGACAGTTCTTTTGGATTAGAAATTTTGGATCTAGCAATAACTTAAAAGTTGTCGACGATCTTGGCGCGCTGGTTGTTATTGTGGGTCCGGGACTAACGTCGGCTGTGTTTTCGTCTATGAACCATTGGGCGGCGCAAGCGCCGCAGGGGACGACTTCTGGAAGCTTTACCTTTAACACCGTAGCGGTTCCGAGCGGGGCGAGTTATAGTGCGGGCGTTAACGACGATCTTATTATCGTGAACAAGAGTGTTGGAAGTGCAACGCAGGTGGTAATGGTTCCGTCTGCGTCTCGAACTCGTGGGTCGGTTCAGATTAAAGACGGCAAAGGGGATGCCAATGTTAACAATATTACCATCGTGTTTAGTGGAGGAGAATTGGCCGACGGGCTAGCCGCCGTGCCGATTAGAACTTCATTCGGCTCGGTCTCGCTCGCGCCGAATACAAGTGGCGGCTGGGTTATTCTTAACTTTGGATAGAGAAGAGAGATATGAGAAAGTTCCTGGTTTCGACTGCAATTGCACTGGCGTTGGTCGCTTCAGCCAACGCCCAGAGTCAGTTTCCGGCGAATACACTGTGGGGGAATTCCTCATCCAGCACTGGATTGCCCAATACGTTGGGAGTGCCGACATGCACTGCCGGACAAGCGTTGAGCTATACCGGAGGCACTGGGTTCAGTTGCGTAGCGGTTGCTGGCGGCGGAAGTGGTACTCCGGGCGGAGCGAATACGCAGGTGCAATATAACAGTTCCGGTGCGTTCGCCGGCGCTAGCGCAATAACGACTAACGGCACCAGCCTCACAATCGGTGGTCCTTTTGCGTCTGATGCCCAGCTTACGATTAATGCGAATACGTTAGCATTACCCGCAGTGTCGGCGATAGGACAGACCTTACTCCATCTTGGCGGCGCAGATGGGGTTATTCCGAATATCGTAATAGATACGTTTAGCAACGTAGCGGTTAACTTCGCCGTGCGCCATGCGGCGGGGTCGTTGGCCGCTAGGACGCCTACCGTCAGCACGACGTTAATGAGCATAATTGCTGCGTATGGGTATATTGGCGCTAACCAATATGCCAGCGGCGCGCCACAAGTACAGTTTTGGACCGCTGAAAACTATGGAAGTGCTACACAGGGTAATTACATCCAGTTTAACACCGTTGCGGTGGGAACTAATACGAATAAAGAGTCGGCGCGGGTTCAGCCGAGCGGAGGGTTCTCGGTTGGAGCTAATAATGGTACGCCTGATCCGGGTGCTGGGAATATTCGCGCTACTGGTCTGACGCTGTCAGGCATCACCGGCTCGGTTCAGTGCTTGCACGCCAGCACGGCCGGTCTCGTGGGCGGAACTGGCGCCGACTGTGGAACTGGCACCGGCACGCCCTTGTCGGTTGTCGCTCGGCGTGTTCAAAATAACCAGACATACACTCCAACTCCGGGAATGGTCACGGTCCGCTTCGACTGCACCGGCGGCGGTGGTGCAGGCGGTGGAGTTGTCGGTGCTGTTGGTAGCGCACGAGCTGGTGGTGGCGGTGGCGCGGGAAGCCAATCTTCTGTCTTCCTGACGGCGGCGCAGGTTACGGCTGATGGCGGGAGCGAGGTTATAACCATTGGCGGCGGTGGTTCTGGAGTCTCTGGCGCGGCGGGTAGCGCGGGCGGCGACACTTCCGTTGGAACTCGCTGCGTTGGAAAGGGTGGATTTGGGGGAAATTTTAACAATCAAGTAGGTGCGTTTGGCGAATATGGTGGTGGCGGTGTTCCAGGCACCGGTGATTTTGTAGCAACGGGCAACAATGGCGGTACCGGGGGTGCCTTCTCTGTCACAACTCAGGTCGTGCTGAGTGGTTATGGAGGCAACAGCCCTAGTTGTGGATCTGGCGCGGCGCCTACGCCAGCCCTTGCTGGCTCCAATAATAATGGCGGGAATGCTGCAGCTGGCTCAGGGGGTGGCGGAGGCGGCGCCTCTGGCAACAATGTTGCGGCTAATCTCTTTGGCGGCTCCGGCGGATCGGGCTGCGTTTTCATCACCGAATATCTCGGAACCGGAGGTGGTGGCGGGGGCGGTGCCGTCGCTAGCGTTTCCAATGCAGATGGCACGCTGACGATCTCGCCGACGACCGGCGCGGTGGTGGCGTCACTGAACCTCGCGCATAGCAACACCTGGACTGCTCCGCAGCAGATTAATGTTGCTAGCGCTTCTGCGATTAACATAACTGGATCTGCTCCTGGTGCAAATGAAGGAACTACCATTACGAATACCAGCTCAACTGGTAATGCGGCCATTCTACTCAACAATGACCTTGGTCTTGCTGGTAGCTTATATGCGACTGGCTCAACAGCCGCGAGCGCAAATTCGCTCAATCTCACCAACTTTACTGCTGGCGGTCTTCTCGTTCTCGGTGCGAATAACGGAAGAGTATTTCTATATCCAAGCGGTGGCCTTGCCATTGGTGGCGGGGCCGATCCAGGGGCTAATAACCTCCGCATCAGCGGCATCAATGGCGGCACCCGCTGTCTGCACGTCGACACGACCGGCCTCGTATCGGGCACGGCGTCTGATTGCGGCACCAGCGGCGGTGGCATCACCGGCATCAGCAGCCCGAATGGCACGATAACAACCGGCGGCACCACGGCGGCTACCGTCGACCTCAACCTTGCGCATGCGAATGTTTGGACTGCGGCTCAGGATCTCACAATCAGCCAAAATGGAGGTACGTTCACAACAGTAACAAACGCGAATAGTGGCACGAGTGCTGCCGCCGGGTTTATAGCAACCAATGGAACAAATGCTTTCTCTTTTGCGCAATCGGGAGCGGGCTATACTGCCGTTCCTATTCTTGGTCCAGCTAGGGGATATCTTTATGTTGGGTCAACACCATTGGCTATAGTTACTGGTGGCGCCCAGCCGATCATCTTTGGTGTTGCTCAAACCGAGGTCGCCCGCTTTACCGGCACTGGCCTCGGCATCCAGCCTACTGGCCAGGGAGTGGCGCCCGACGCCCCGCTCACCATCAACGCAAACACCGCTGTATCATCAATACAAGGAGCTGGGATCAATCTTCACATTATTGGTGCGAACGGAACGGTTACTTACATTCAGCATGACGCCTTTGGAAGCACGCCGTATTATATAACCCATCGGGCAAACGGAACGCTTGCTGCAAAGACAGCGGCTGTTGCGGGAGACAACTTAGCTGGGTGGCAAATAAATGGATGGGACGGCTCGGCATACTATCCTCCCGCGCAAATATCTGCGACTGCGCTTGAAACGTTTAGTCCCACAACCCACGGCACAGCCATAGATGTAGTCACAACTGCCATTGGAGCAACAACGGCGGTACAGAACTTCCGTTTTCAGGGTAGCGGCGGCCTCTCTGTCGGCAACGCCAACGTCACGGCGGACGCAGGCAACGGTATCATCGCGGCAGCAGGATTACTTCTAAAACCAGCCCTTACTGGTACCGGCTCCCAATATAACGATGTTCCGATCCAGCTGCTAAAGTCTGACGTTTCGGTAAGCCGTTGGTTCTACTTGCAGTTCAAAGAAGGAGCACAGAATTATGGCGCCTTTGGAATGGACGCCGCGAGCACGGACGCCAATCCGGTATTCTTCATTGGTCGGTATCCCAGCAATGTGTTTACCTATTCATTGACGATAGCTAATAACATCATCACCGCTGCTGGGCATCTCGTGTTCACCGGCTCGTTGCCCTCTATCATCTCGTGCGGAGCGGCGGGCAGTGTGGTGGCTGGCTCCGTTGACGCCGCAGGAAGTGGCATCATGGGCGCTGGTGGTCCAACGTCGTGTCAGATCAACTTCGCCACGTCATACGCCCGTCCCCCCAACTGCACCGCAACCAATAACACGCGTGTTGCAGCCACATCCATCGCCGCAAGTGCGTCTGGCTTTGTTGTCGCTGGACTTGTATCAGGGGATGCATTTACCTGGAATTGCTTCGGGTCATGAAAGGAACAACCATGAAACTCGCTTTCGTCTTGCTGATCGCGTTAGGTGCAGCGGCCTCGGCCGCTGACTTCTCGGCGAGGATACTGGATCTTAATAATAAGCCAGTTATCGACGACGCAGTTTGTCCAGCAGATACTAGTGGCAAGCGACCTTGCGCCACCGAAGTAACGCTCGGTGATGTGTCGGTTAGAGCCTTAATGGCTGTGGCGCCGGATGAGCAGAATTTGGCGGGAGAGGAGAAGTTTAAGCGATTTGTCTTGGCGATGAAGATTAAAGACGGCGGGGAGGTTGCGCTGTCGGCTGAAGATATAGCTCTGCTCAAGAAGCTGATTGGCAAAATTTATGCGCCGTTGGTTGTGGGTCGGGCGTTTCCGCTACTTGATCCGGGGGAGAAGAAGCCGTGATAAAGATTGAGATTAAGGTTTCCAAGCTCCATGATAACGACCGCGGCAAGGCCGAGATGGTTATCGAGCGGCGAAAGGGAGACAGTTGGCTTCGAGAGAAGGCTGTGACTTTTGAGCCGGGAACTATAGACGCAAATCGTGTGTTGTTGCTGGAAGACGATCGGCGCGTGATTGTGAGTGGTGTAGTAAAGTCGGCCTTTATCTACGACGCGAAACAGAATGCCTATTTATCGAATGAGCCTAGCCCCGAGGCTCAATTCGAGTTACTTCCCAGGGAGCTTAAGTAGGAGAACGAAGATGAGAAAGCTGGAAATTAAGCGAACTACGCTGGCGGCGGACGAGCCCGCGGTTAATCCGCTTCACGAAACCACGGTGTTTGAACTGGATGCGAGTAATGAAGAACGGTCGATTGTGGTCACTATGGACGACAATGAGACTGCGGTGGTGACTATCCAGCTTAAGGGAGATAACGTGGTTTACGACGTCGAACAGCGCGCCGCGATGCTGGTTGTGGGATCGGGGGAGTTGAAGGACAAACTAACACCGCCGCCGGCAACGATGTCTACGGCTTCGTCAAAAGAGACCCTAGCTACGTCCGACGAAGATTCTCCGTATAAGGTGCATGGGGCTAAAGCTCCTGAGCATAAGCCCGTGGAGCATAAGTCGGCTGAAAATAAGCCTACTGTGTCTCCGGGCGGCGCAGTTGGGAGCGACCAGCTTCCAGGCCGAAACCCGAGCACTACGCCGGCGAAGAAGTGAGGTAGCCCGTGGATATCGAGATCGACGACATTGCGAAAATCGGCTCTGTCGTCGATACCCCTAGTTATATGCTTCCACCGGAAGCCTGGACCCAGGCGCTTAATATGCGCGTGGTCGATGGCGGTATGGAATCGCTATTGGGCTGGAGCCAGGTCTTCGGCACGCCTCTCGCTGCGCCGCACTTTTCTATGCCAATCTCTACTTCGGCAGCATTTTTCTGGATGTATGCTAGTTTGAATAAGATTATGGTTTTCGACGGGACTACGCATAGCGATATTACAAGAGCCGGCGGGCCGTATACTGCTAACGATACGCCAGATTGGAATGGGACGCTGTTGGGCGGGGTTCCGATATTCAACAACAATAACGACGTGCCGCAATATTGGAACAAAATCGACCCTAGCGTCAAGATGGCGGACTTGTTGAATTGGCCGACCGCGCTGCGGGCGAAGATTATGCGGGCGTTTGGTCCGTATTTAATGGCGTTTAATCTGACCGATGGTGGAACCAATTTGCCGCATACGGTGCAGTGGAGTCATCCGGCTGATCCGGGAAGTTTACCGATCTCGTGGAACTATGCCGATCCAACTGTGGACGCCGGGCGCAATGATTTTAGCGATGTGAATTCGGGTACGATTGAAGAGGCTCAAGCCCTGGGCTCGGTTATGTTGGTGTATAAGGAGAGTTCTACGTGGAAGGTTAGATTTATTGGCGGACGGTTTGTTTTTGACTTTGGCCAAACCGCGTGGATTACGACGAGCGGGATTCTCGCCCCGCGCTGTGTTGGCGTCACGGGCGACGGCACGCGGCATATTGTTGCGACGCAGGATGACATAATTTGGCACGATGGGAATAATTACAAATCTGCCCTCGATAAGCGCCAACGGCGGCGACTGTTTAACGAAATTGATACGGATAACTATGGAACTAGCTTTATGTTCGACAATCCGTATCGGGGAGAAATGTGGTTTTGCTATCCGTCTTCGGGAAACCAATATCCGAATAAGGCGCTAATTCTATACTACCGTGACGCCGATCCGTTTGCGATAACGGAGGCGGATGGGATCACGTTCCGCAACGCGGCGAGCGGCGGAATTGAAAAGGCGAGCGACGAGCAATGGGATGCTGGAACTGATACTTGGGACACTGATACGGGTCCGTGGTCGCAGCTTCAGCGCCGGCGCGTAATACTTAGCGCCCCCGCGCTTTCCAAGCACTATCTACTAGACGACACGATAACACGCGATGGAGTTAATTTTCCAACTACACTAACACGCGAAGGGCTTAGCCTCCTGGGTCGAAAGCGGAATGGGGATTGGATAGTCGATCACGAAATTCATAAGCTTGTCGATGGTCTATGGCCTAAGGTCCAGGGCGGCCCGGTTAGCATCCGAATGGGCGCGCAGCAGATCGTTAACGGGCCTACGTTGTGGGGATCGCCGGTGATCTTCGATCCTACTGCAACGTCCGTGGGCTATCCCGACGTAGTTAGCGGCCGTGCCGTAGGTCTTGAGTTCTCAACCGCCGGCGGAGTGACTTGGCGCTTGGACGGCTATAAATACAACGTGATACCGATGGGAAAGTTCTAATGACCTATACGCCAAGGCCGATGCCGAATTTGGGAACTGTAGAAGAACTGCGTCGCTTTGTCGAGGAAGAGTTTAAACAGATCGCGCTTCAAACTAATGAGACGACGGAAACCTATTACCGCCCCGTGGGTCACCCGCCGTTTAAACTGCGCGATGGTATAGTAGCATTTGCTGATGGCATAGCATGGAATCCCGGTCTCGGTGCCGGGCTCTACGAATTCCGAGGCGGTGCATGGCACAAGTTGTCGTAGGGGAGAGGGAAGTTAAAATTAACGTACTGAGCCACGAAGCGTATGCGCATTATTGGCCAGAAATTAGTCTTGAGTTAGATAATATTAAATTCATGTGGGAGCCTTGGTTTACGAAAGAATTTTTACGGGCGTGTCAGTTCCATGGCGTAACGGTGTGGGCTTTTGGCGACGGAACGAAGCTAGAGATTATAATGTATACGCAAGTGTTTAACTATGTTTCGACTTCGGTGTTCCAGCTAATGCTGGTCTTTGGCCAGGGTATTGATCGAATGTTGCCGACGATCGAAGCGTTTTTCACCAAGATTGCTCACGACCAGGGCTGCACGCAATTCGAAGTTATTGGCCGCCGCGGGTGGAAGCGAAAGTTTAAAGGTGTGAAGGAAATAGCTACTGTGCTGAGGAAAGACATACCTAAATTCGGAGTGCATTAACATGTCTGGTGGACAACCGCAGCAACCGACTCAGACGACGCAACAGGTTTTGAGTCCGGAGCAGAAGCAGATTCTCGATCTGGCGATGCCGAATATTACCAAGTTCGCGGCGTCTACGCCGCAGCGGTATCAGGGCGAGACGGTTCCGGGATTTAATCAGAACGAAATTCAGGGCCAGCAAATGGTCTTGGGTAAAGGCGGGGCGATACAGAATCTTGCCGACCAAGCGACGAAGGCGAATAATTTCTATACGAGCGGAAATATTTGGGACCCGAGCGCGAATCCAAACCTTCAAGGCGCGATTGACGCGACGACGAGGCCGTTGTATCAGAACTTAACTAATACCGTGCTGCCGGCTATACGAAGCGATGCGACACAGAGCGGGAATTTCGGAAGCTCGCGGCAGGGAATTGCGGAAGGCTTGGCTACACAGTCAACGCAGCAAGCGGCGGCGGATGCCGCCGCGAAGGTTGCGCAGAATGAATATGAAACCAATGTCGCCGCGCAGCAGCGGGCGGAGGCTTTGACGCCAACGTTGCAGAGTGCGGAGACTACGGCGGGTACAGTTACGAGCGGCGTGGGCGATGTGCAACGGGCTCTGGACCAGGCGCGAACGAATGAGGCGGTGCAGAACTTTAACTACGACCAGTATGCGCCGTTTTTACAGTCGCAGGATTTAGTGAGTTTGATGCAAGGGCTTCCTGGTGGCGGGACTGTTTCAACTGGAAACACGCCGCAGGCGAATCCGTATACCCAAGCGCTCGGGGGCGCCGCGGCGGGAGCTTCGTTGGGAAGTGCAATATTCCCTGGTATCGGAACCGGAGTCGGAGCCCTAGGCGGCGCGCTGCTTCCGTTCTTGTTCAAATAGGAGAGAGCTATGGACCCCGCACTTTTGGCTGCACTAGGTTTGGGTGGCGACATAGTTCCTCAGTTTCCGCCGGATTTCCAAGGCGGTGCTGTGGGGTTTAATCAACCGCCTCCCGATGTTATAGGGGTGAAGGGCGATCGGCTTCCACTGTTTGATCCTAACGCGCCGCGGCCGGTGCCGGATCAGCAGACGTCGGATCAACAGGCGCC